AGGTGCTACGAATAGCGCACCGGTGGCTTTTGGCTTACCAAACGAAACTTTGCTGGAGTCATTCATGGTTTTAGTCCTCTGAGATTGTCGGCACAACTATTCGCTAGGAATGCTCTGCTTGCTTTTATTGTAACACTATTTTTCGCGGTCGTTGAAACTAGAACTTGCCAGGCGATATATGCGCCACAGTAAGTAAGATAGCAATAGGGTCTGCAGATGCACGCCCATAGAGTATATAAAGCTCAACCACTGGACAGTATCTGGTCTGCCGGTGTCTCTAAACAGCGTGAATACGTTGATGCCAATAGGTATTAAGCCCATGATTATTATCGTGAGCGATATTGCAAACAGCGTGTTCCTGAAGCGCCGGACGTGCCGGTCGGTAATCGGGAACTTGAAAAGCTGCACTTGCCGGGCGATAACTCTGATAATAAAGAACATTGCCACAGCACTGATTGCCAGCAGTATTAAGATATACGGTATTAATTCAATCATTTTTATTCCCACTTCTTTTATTGTTTGGCTGATGACCACCAGCCGCTAGATATATTTTAAGCGTAAACCCGTTTTCGACCAATAGGTCATTCAGGTGCTGGTTGGTTTCTTTTGCTTTTTGGGCGGCTTCGAGGCTGGCATTTTTGTGTACTTCAACCTCTACCCGGCTGGTTGCTGCGGGTGGTATTACGATCGGCTCGTCCTTTTTTTTGCGTTTAAACCACGACATTATCGTCTACCTCTTACTGCTTCTATTTTACCAGCCATTAGCTCTTGTGCGTTAGCGTTACCTAGGAGCACCGCTTGATCGTTTTTCGCCATTTCGCGATAGTCCGTTGTATGTATCTTATTATCTTCGAGCCGGGCGTTCTGTAACATATCTATCTTTAAATCTTTTTCGTCGATTTTCTTCGTGAAGTAATTCCACATAAAACGAATGACTATAATCAGCGCGATCACCGTTACACCGAGCACACCTTGAGTGAAGTAGTAACTGACCGGATCATTTGGCGGGGCAGTAGCAGCAAAATACTGGAGCATTTTATGATCCGTATATGTCTGTACGAGAGGTACTTATGCTGTAGAGTTGCGGGTTGCCGTTTAATCCGATAGCAGATAGCTCGGACTTCTTGAACCACAGGTCTCCGGTTGGGTTGGTATATTTGATATTTTCACTGTACGGACCAGCAGTTTGTTGCAGGCTCTCGGCTGGCTGACCATCAAGTGGGGCTTGCAGGGCGCGTTTAACCGACTCCATGACTACCCACTGGAGCGTGTCGAAGTATGCCGGGTTTGAGTTCGCCTGTGCGTCCACGTCAACGCCTGTGTCGCTTCCGATTAGTCGCAGACGGTTACTAGCCAACTTGAGCAGGTAATTAGCGCGGTCGGCGTTGTCCGGGGCTTTCCAGAAGTTCGTTAGATCTACCTCGTTCGCATAAGCGTTCGGGGACTCTACTGGTACTGTTACGCCATCAGCCATTACGATGCACCTCCATTATTCATAAATTGACCACCGGCGAGAGCTTTGCGTTTCTCGACGAGCTCTTCAGCTTCGCGAATTGAAACACCGAGCATACGATAGCTGGCAACTGTACCAATAAACTCAGGCATGGCAGTTTGTATTTTGCCGATAGCGTCGCCGGTCGCGCCCACGTCCATTTGGAATATAGGCTTCCAGGCAGGTAGTAATTCATTCATAGCATCAGGGACGTCGCTAATGCCGTCGATACTCATACGGAGTGTAATAGCGATATTCTTGATCTGGTTACCCAGCTCGTCCTGCCAGTTTGTAGCCTCGAGCAATAGGTCGTCTGACATAGCCGATAGGCTCTCGGCGCTGGTTGGGTTGCCGGTTTCGTAACCGAGGTTGCGAAGTGTAAGCGCTGTCTCTGCACAGAAGTCGCGGGCTTTGTCTTTCTTCGCACCGATGAAGCCGTCGATTGACATTTGCTGGAGCTGACCAACGGTCGGCGCGTTGCCGTCCTCGTCCTTCGGGATTGCCCATACGATACCAATGGAGCTGTCTAGCTTAGGGTCTTTTTTAGCACCCTCAGCGAGTCCGGTAATGTAGCGCTGTGGCAGGCTGTAGAACTCCTCGGCAATTTCCTCGCGGCGCTTTTGGCGACCGACTTCTTGGATGATCCGGCGGGCGGTTTTCGTAAGTCGTGATTTACCAAGTGGCTGGCGGGCGCTGGCGCGGTGGGTCATAGGCAATAGCAAACAGCGACCGGTTGGGTTGTCGACGATAAATGATAGCTCTCGGTTCTCGAATATGGCGGTAAAGTCCCTAGTAAAGACAATGAAGTCTGCAGGCGCGAAGCGCACCCGGCGAGCAGGGTTTGCAATACTCGGCTGTGGTTTTGCCCAGCGAGTAACGGCTAATCCGCAGTTGAGCAAGCCGGTCGTCTGGTTGATTTCTCCGGTGGCTTCCTCTGCAGTAAATGGCATGAGGATTTTAGGGTGCGCTGGGTCGTCCTCGGCATTGTCGACAACGGCAACAAAGGCACAACCGCCAATTGCGCTGTCGTGCTTGCCCTGGCTAATAACGCTGGTGGCGTTGATTTGAGTAAAATAGTTATTCACACCGAACGAGTCACGAGCGAATCCGTCGAAGTTTACGCGGTCTGAAAGAGAGTTGACTGCACGACTTGCCCAGCCAATACCCGGGCGGTGGTGGAGCATTTTACGAGGGGTGGAGATACCAAAGTCGCGGGTGTCGTGGTCGGCTTCGTAGTAAGCATACTTATTAGCAACCTGCGGTTCGTATACGTTAAGCTGTCGCAATAATTGAATCGCTATTGCTTGGGCTTCATATTCTCGTGGATCGATTACCGGCTGTGGTTCCATTGCTGTCCTTTTTAAGCCGGGTTTGCCGCTCCGTAAGCGTAGTTTGTTATTGGTTTATATTATACCAGATATTGTAATTGTAACATACGAATAGCGCTAGCGTTTCCGGGGCTTTCGCTTGGCGCGTGTTGCTGCCAGTTCAGCGCCGAGGTAATCAGCTGGCAACTCGGTCATTCGCACAAAAGCGCCGGGGCGGTTTTTGCGATATTCTGCCTGCAGTGCGATCGCCGGGACGTTCTGCCATTTGTCGTCCGGCAGTACATGGCACTTGACGAGCATATCGAGTATGCTGGTCAGCCGGTTGTCTAGATCGGCGCGGGTGTCGCTGCCAAAGTAAATAATAACTTCCATCGATACCGGGTCAACGAACTCAACTTTTGTTTGTAGCCGGACGTTCTGCATGGCGGTGGTTTGCCATCGCTCAAAGTCTCGGCTTGGAAAGCTCATGCCGTCGCCACGATTTATGCGCGAGTTTTTCTTTGCAGGTATATTTCCAGCGAATTTTAGCTCAACGATATTTTGCGACATAGGCTTTTACCTCAAGAGTTGGGTTCATATACCTTTATTTAGAGTAGTTATTGAGCTGACCATTGCGAGTGCGGTATCCTTCAGTAATAATCGAGCAGTCGCAACCGCGATGTCGTTTGAATACCTCACTGTCCGGGTTTTCGTATGTACCGGCTAGCGATTCGCACCAACCACACGTCTCGCCGTTCATTTTTCGAGTCACGCGGGTGCGCTTTCCGGACTGCCGGGCATTGTGCGTGGCATCAGCCTGCGCCTTGCTCGCCATAGTATCCAGGTAATTACGAACCAGCAGACCAAGCCCCAGAGCGCCTGCAGATACACTCGCGCTGGCAACCTTTGCCAATCCGAAGTGCCGGTCGTCGATGCCTGGACCGGTTGTATGCTCGATCTCGTAATCAAAAGCGTTCATATTGTAGACTTTGGCATATACCGCAGCGCCGACCTCGCGAAATAGTATCTCCTGGTTGAGCTGGCGCACGTCGGGCGCGACTTCCGGGTTGTTAATAATAGCGAGTGCCGCCATCACCTTTTTTTGGATCGTATCATTGAGTCCTGCGTAATCCATTAGAATGTCCACCCGGCAATAGTGCCTTTAATATCATCTACCAGCCCGGACGCTTGCTCCACGCGCTTCTTAGAGTACGCACGACCGCGTGCCGGTTCTTTTGTGCCAACTAATACGTCTATGAATTTAGAAGCCTGCTGGTCGGTCAGTGCGTGGGTAATCTCGTCAATGCTCTGAGCGGTTTTTACTATCTCCGCATCGGCGCTGACGATTTCATTTGCCAATAGCAACTCCTTGACCTCTTTGAATTCTTTTGTTTTCAATACAACCAGGTCGGCAATATACTTACTTTGATCTTGGGACGACATTTTTAGCGACCTCCGTTTCGAGTATATCGACAGTGCCACCTTCCATTTTCATGCGGAGCACCTTTTGTCCTTTGTCGTTTATGGCTGGCTTGATGCGCGACCAGTCCTCGGAGAGCTTTTTACCCTGTTGTTTTGTAAGCGGTAAGACCTCCCCAGTGAAGCGATTATTGTACAGGTATATTTGAGCTTTTATCATACGTTTATTTTATCACAACAATCAAAAAC